AGTCTAGTGATCTTGGCCCCCATTCTATCACAAACTCTCCCAGAAGTCAATACCCCAGGGACACAGATTTTTGTGGCACAGTGATAGTTTTCCACAGGATCTCAGTGATAATCAGTGAGACACCAGTGAGTGACACAATCTCAGTGAATCTCAGTGATACTAACCTGGGGAAAACCTGTGAAAATTGTGTGGAAAACCTGTGAAAAACTTGTGGAAACTCAGTGTTAGTCTCAGTGATATGTGTGGGTCTCAGTGTCAAGGGGTTGACAAAATGTGTGATCCATGCTATAGTGAATTAGCAGGGTTTTTGTGCCCTTTGTGTTACCCTGAAGGGGTAATGCGAAAAAAGCAAACATCCCTAACCTACAAAACTTTGAAACAGAGAGAGATATTTCAAGTGATTAAAAAAATTTTCTGGGGTGAAAAATCCCCTGTAAGGTTGCTCTATAATGATGTGTATGGCACAGAGACCAGCCCCTTGGACGAGTTCAGTTATATTGGAATTTGCCTGTGGGAGGGATTAAATATAATTGGGTCCCATTATAAGAAAAAATTTTTTGGAGGTAAAAAATGCCCTACAAGTTGATTGCAAGAGACAGGGTGTTTTGTGAGGGTTCATTGGCAGAATGCCAGGAGTCGCTCACAGAACTTTCCCAGATGATCCATGCAGGAATCAATACAGACTTTCAGGTAGAAGAGTTTACTATTAATATTGACACTCATGTAGAGGAGGATGGTGATGGCCTTCCTGAGGAATCTCATGATTATGAAGGTCCTTTGTATGCACCTCATCCAGATCTTCAAGAAGACTCATAGGGGCTCGTACCCCAATATCTCTTTCATTGACAGGGGATAAATAATCCAGTATCATATGAAGTGATACGTACGTCATCACAACATTGAATTAATCTTATGGCTAAAGGATTTACAGTAAAAGCAAAAGAACCAGAGCAGCAGCCCCTATTTGACATTGAGCGTTGTAAGGAGCGTATTAGGGGTAAGACAATTGTATTCTGCCTTCCTGGTCGTGGTGTATCATATACCTTTTTAAAGAACTTTGTACAACTGTGCTTTGATCTAGTACAGTCAGGAGCAAGTATTCAGATTTCCCAAGACTATAGTTCCATGGTGAACTTTGCACGTTGTAAGTGTCTTGGTGCTAATGTACTTGCAGGTCCTGATCAGGTGCCCTGGCAAGGTAAACTACAGTATGATTATCAACTCTGGATTGATAGTGACATCGTATTCAACACCAATGCCTTCTGGGCAGTCTTTGACATGGACAAGGACATTGCCTGTGGTTGGTATGCCACAGAGGATGGTAGAACCACTTCTGTTGCTCATTGGTTGGACGAGGACGACTTCAAGAACAATGGAGGCGTCATGAATCATGAGATGGTTGATACCATTCAGAATAGAAAGAAACCATTTACAGTTGACTATACTGGATTTGGTTGGACCCTGATTAAGAAGGGCGTCTTTGAGCATCCTGAGATGAAGTATCCTTGGTTTGCACCTCAGATGCAAGTCTTTGATTCAGGTGAAGTCCAAGACATGTGTGGCGAAGATGTCTCATTCTGTCTTGATGCCAAGCGTAAGTGTGGTTTTGATATCTGGTGTCATCCAGCAATTAGAGTTGGTCACGAAAAGACAAGGGTTATCTAATGGATAAGTATCGTATTCTGTATAAAGGAACTCCCCTACAGAAACACAGGGACAAACCCATACCTGAGGAGTTGACAGAAGAGCAGATGTTCAGTATTATGGACGATCTATCTGAGTCGTACTTCCAGGTAGGGAAACCTGATCCACAAGATCTTAAAGTTGAAATCATTAAAGAGGAAAATTAATTATGGCAAAGCGTCCTTCACTCACTAACAAAGTCATCATTGAATCCAAGCCTAAGACCACTCGTCAGGGCAACAGCAAGAACACTAAGTATTCTGCAACTTCTCGTAATGGTGCCAAAAAGAAGTATCGTGGTCAGGGTAAATAGTATTAGTCCACTGACTATGCATGAGTTGTTTAATCACTAACCTACCTGCACAGAAAGTCTGGGTAAGAAAAGAATATCTCAGAGACCTAAATGATGGTCATGGAGAATTTGTAGAGGGCGTCTGGGTATCGGCAAAGTCGATGCCTGGGCGTGCTTTTTATTTTGAGACATACTTACCTGAGTATGGTGCAATGTATGATAAGTTGCCCATATCAGCATTTGTATCTAGACCTGAGACTCCAACCCCTGACCTAGACCTTCCAAATTTACAGTTTTGGAACTGTATGGATTATGGTGTTACAACAGTCTGTAAGCAGTTTGTTGCATCAATGGACTGGGAGATAAGGTCAAGGCATTTTGGCACCCTTAGAGGGCATTATATCTGCACCTTAGACAACTATCATAACAGTGCTGATGTGATAGATTACAGTACAAGTGAAATTCCACAAGAACATAAGTCATTTAATCTCATTGAACTGGTCAATGGACAGTTTGCACTATATCCAAACAATAGATGCAGAATCTTTGATAACAGTTTGACACCTGAAACTCCAAAAATTCCAGATTTTAAGGTTTCTACCATAGAATATCAGGTAGAAAATGGTGTAGACTGGGGAAGATTGGGAGATACTGATGAATATTTTTGGGAAACTCCCTCTGAAAGGGATAGCAACCCCTTAAAAAGTTCTGATTTTAACCAAAATCAGGAGCAATTATGCAATCAGACAGAGATCAAGAGTACATGATGAAGATGTGGGGTACAAATAGACTTGTATCTGACTATGGATCAATGAAACACATTAATGTGTATGAAGAAAAAAGAAAATTTCTACAAGAAGTGATGGAATATCAAGACCATCACTTAAAAGAACAGGCAGAGATTCATGAAAAAATTAGAAATGATGAGGACTATGATGATTGGGAGTATGGGACTGAACCAATTTATGGAAAACCCCAATAAATAAAAGTAAATATAGACTCTCAAAGTGCCTTTAGAATCTGTCTCAAGGGGATTTAAAGATATAAGCCTGTCTTTTAAGAGGAATCCAGTCACTAATGACATCATTTCACTAAGAAATGAGGATGCCATTAAGAGATCAGTCATCAATCTAGTGAGAACTAGAGTTGGTGAGAGGTTCTTTAATCCCCTTTTAGGGTCTAAAGTTGATAATTACTTCTTTGAGTTGGCAGATTTTACTATTGTAGAGCCTCTTAGAACTGAAATCAGCACAGTAATTAATAATTTTGAACCTAGAGTTGCATTGAAGAGAGTTGATGTTGAACTCTATCCTGAAGATAATGCCATGGAAGTGAGTATTAATTATGATATTGTAGGTCTAAGTGCACCACAACAGGCAATAACTTTCGTATTACAACCAACTAGATACTAATGGCACTAACTCAGTTTACTAATCTGGATTTTTCCCAGATTAGAACATCAATTAAAGACTATCTAAGAGCAAATTCAACCTTCAGTGACTTTGATTTTGAAGGTTCAAACTTCTCTGTATTAATTGATGTACTTGCCTATAATACCTATCTGACTGCATTCAACACCAACATGGTGGTTAATGAGTCATTTATTGATAGTGCTACCCTCAGAGAGAACGTAGTATCTCTTGCAAAGAATGTTGGGTATGTTCCACTATCAAGAAGAGCAGCAACAGCAAATATAACCTTTAGTTTAACAGACGTAAATACAAATTATAACACAGCAACTTTAAAGAAAGGTGTAGTTTGTACAGGAAATTTAGATAATACCAGTTATATCTTTTCTATTCCAGAGGATATTACTGTTGGTGTGTCTAATGGACAAGCATCTTTTGAAAATATAACCATCTATGAGGGAACTCTTTTATCAAAAACCTTTGTTGTAGATAATTCCCAACCAAATCAAAAATATATTTTACCAAATCCTTACATCGATACATCTACAATTAGAGTTAATGTAAAGGAAACTTCAGAATCAACAACCTCAAGAGAATATTTGCCAATAGAAAATATTATTGGTGTAGATAAAAATTCTGCAGTTTTTCTGATTCAAGAGATATCTGATGAAAAATATGAAGTTTTCTTTGGTGATGGGGTAATTGGAAAGAAACTTGAAAACAATAATCAAGTAAACATCACATACATCACAACAAATGGCAAAGAGGGTAATGGGGCTAATGATTTTGATTTCTCTGGAACCATAGTATCAGATACTGGTGCAAATATTTCATCAGCAGTTGGTGTCATCATAACCACAGAATCAGCAAATAATGGTGATGATATTCAATCTATAGAATCAGTAAGGTATTATGCTCCTAGATTATATTCCACCCAATATAGAGCAGTAACTGCATCTGATTATGAATCACTGCTACCATCAATATATCCTAACATAGAGTCTGTAACTGCATATGGTGGGGAAGAATTAAGTCCACCACAATTTGGCAAAGTTTTCATAGCAGCAAAACCAAAAAATTCAGATTACCTTTCTGAACAAACAAAAGAGTTTTTAATCTCTGAACTAAAGAAATATTCTGTTGCAGGAATTCAACCAAACTTCGTAGATATTAATGTCCTGTATGTTGAATTGATATCAACTGTTTACTATAACTCAAATTTTGTTGGTGCTCCAAATGATTTGAAGACAAAAATTTCCAACTCACTTCAAACATATGCAAATTCAACTGATCTAAACAAATTTGGAGGAAGATTTAAGTACAGTAAGTCAGTCAGACTTATTGATACAGCAAGTGATTCTGTAACATCAAATATTACACAAGTTAGAATAAGAAGAAATATTGGTACTATTGTTGGTGAACCAACACAGTATCTTGTATGTTTTGAAAATAGATTCTATGTTGATCCATCTGGATATAATATAAGAAGTTCAGGATTCTTTATTAATGGTCTGTCTAGAAAAGTTTACATTTCAGACAAACCAGAATCAGACTTAAAAACTGGAAGATTATATCTGTTTTCTGTTGATGGGGAAACTGAATCAACAGAGCAGCAAGACATAGGAACAGTAGATTATATTACTGGTGAAATTGATATAGATAATATAAATGTATCTTCTACTGCTCTTCCCAATAATATCATTGAAATTGAAGCAACTCCATACTCTAATGATGTAGTTGCCAAAAAATCAATTTACTTAAAATTAGATATTGGAAAGAGTTCAATAAGTATGGTGAAAGATATTATATCCTCTGGAGAAAATGCTTCAGGAAGCAGATTCCAACCAGAATCAAGTCATTCCACTGGAACTAAAATAAGAAGTTAAGATGGTAGAAAATCAGAAGCTAGTAAAGATTAGTGATTTAGTTGATAATCAAATCCCAGAGTTTATTTTAGAAGATAATCCTAACTTTTCAGAATTCTTAAAGCAATATTATCATTCTCAGGAATTTCAGGGAGGACCAGTTGATCTCTCTGAAAACTTGGTATCGTATAGAAATATTTCATCTTTTAATTCTACCAATTTAATCACATCAACAACTTTAGTTGGTGATGTAGATTTTTTTAGTGATACAATTTATGTAGAATCTACTAATGGTTGGCCTCAATCATATGGTCTCTTAAAAATAAATGATGAGATTATCACTTATACTGGAATAACTACAAATTCTTTCACTGGATGCATTAGAGGGTTTAGTGGGGCAGATTCTCTTCAACAAGAGACAAATGATGAGTTTTTAGTTTTTACCACCACTGAATCTAGTGATCATTCATCTGGAGATACAGTTAATAACTTAAGTAACTTATTCCTTATAGA